ACGGTTCGACCAGGCGCCCGCGCTGGCCGATGATCGTGCTGCGCACACCCAAGGGCTGGACATGCCCGAAAGAGATCGACGGCCGGCGCACCGAGGGCTACTGGCGCGCGCACCAGGTGCCGATGGGGGAGATGCACGAGAACCCGGAGCATGTGCATATCCTCGAAGGCTGGATGAAGAGTTACCGGCCCGAGGAGCTATTCGACGGCAGCGGCCAGCTCCGGCCCGAGCTCGCCGAGCTTCCCCCGCAAGGCGACCGCCGGATGAGCGCCAACCCGCACACCAATGGCGGCTTGTTGCTGCGCGAATTGCGATTGCCGGACTTCCGCGATTACGCCGTCGCGGTGAGCACACCGGGCGCTGCCGTGGCCGAGGCCACCCGCGAAATGGGTAAGTTCCTGCGCGATGTCATGAAGATGAACATGGAGTCGCGGAACTTCCGGCTGTTCAGCCCAGACGAGAACAACTCGAACCGCTGGCAGGATGTGCTCGACGTTACCAACCGCGTCTGGGTAGCCGAGATCGAGTCCTATGACGACCACCTAGCGCCCGACGGGCGGGTCATGGAGATTCTCAGCGAGCACCAGTGCCAGGGCTGGCTCGAGGGATATCTGCTGACCGGTCGTCACGGCTTTTTCTCGTGCTACGAGGCGTTTATCCACATCATCGATTCGATGTTCAACCAGCACGCCAAATGGCTGAAGGTGTGCAACCACATTCCGTGGCGGCGGCCCATCGGCTCGCTGAATTACCTGCTGTCCAGCCATGTCTGGCGACAGGACCACAACGGCTTCAGCCACCAGGACCCCGGGTTTATCGACCACGTCGTCAATAAGAAGGCCGAGGTCGTCCGCGTCTATCTGCCGCCCGATGCCAACTCCCTGCTGTCGGTCACCGACCATTGCCTGCGCAGCCGCAACTACGTCAACGTCGTTGTCGCCGGCAAGCAGCCGGCCCCTCAGTGGTTGACTATGGATGAAGCGATCAAGCATTGCGCTGCCGGCCTTGGCATTTGGGAGTGGGCCAGTAACGATCGGGGCGGGGAGCCAGATGTCGTGATGGCCTGCTGCGGCGACGTTCCGACTCTGGAAACCTTGGCTGCCGTCGAGCTGCTGCGGAAGCATGCTCCCGAACTGAAGGTGCGGGTCATCAATATCGTCGATCTGATGAAGCTGCAGCCTTCGACCGAGCACCCGCATGGCCTCACGGACCACGATTTCGATGCGCTGTTTACGACGGACAAGCCGATCATCTTCGCGTTCCACGGTTACCCTTACCTCATCCACCGGATGACCTACCGGCGGAACGGCCACCACAACATCCACGTCCGTGGCTACAAGGAAGAGGGCACCACGACGACGCCGTTCGACATGTGTGTGTTGAACGATCTCGATCGCTTCCACCTCGTCGGCGATGTGATCGACCGCGTTCCGAAGCTCGGGGCGCGGGCCGCCTACGCAAAACAGGCAATCCGCGACAAACTGATTGAGCACAAGCAGTACATTTCACGCTACGGCGACGACATGCCGGAGATCACCGGCTGGCGGTGGGGGCAGGAGGCGGCGTCAGTGGGGATCCGCTCGACGGAAGGCGATAACGTCTGATCTTGGAGGCGAACATTGAACGTGTTCGCGATCAGACACGGCGAGACGGAGTGGAGCCTCAGCGGGCAGCACACTGGAACGACGGACATTCCGCTGACCGACAAGGGGCGCCCGCTCGCCGAACGGATGCGGTCTCGAGATAAGCCCCCGCTATGTCGATGTCATCCTGCGACGTTGGCAAGCCTTCACCGGGCGGACCGCGATCCATCAAGCGTCGGATCAATCATTCGACGAGCGCGCCGCCAGTCGGGACCGAGATCGATCAGGCTCAGCCGATGGCTAGAAAAGCGTTTGTCGTCAATGAGGCGACCCGCGAAAAAGTGCGCCACCTGGCTGGGGTCGGTGTCCGCCAGGACGACATCGCCAAGATCATCGGGTGCGCACCGAAGACCTTGCGCAAGCGGTGTCGTGATGATCTCGACCGCGGTGTGGCTGAGGCCAATGCCATGGTCTCCGGCTATTTGTTCGCCGCCGCCAAGGCGGGCAATGTCGCGGCACAAATCTTTTGGTTGAAAACACGCGCAAGTTGGCGCGAAGCGGCGGCGGACCGCCCGGTTCAGGACAGCGACGCCGACGCGCAGTCACCAGTAGTCCTCTTGTTGCCCGATAACGGCCGAGACCCCGAGCTGACGCGAGCGCTGCGAGACGCACAGGAGAAGCACTTGTCGAGAAAACCGCAGCGGTAACGGCGTGAACGGCAGACGCGATCGGAAGGGCGGGCGTGAAAGCCAAAAATACAGTGGGTGCTCTCCTTCAGAGCACCGTTCACCGGCTTCCTCACGCCGTAAGCAGGTGGCCTGGGCTCTCGGCAGGTGATGCATGGCATTTCCATTCGCAGCAACAATCGCCGCGCAGCCCGGACCGCAGACGGAATTTCTGCGGAGCTGTGCCGACATCTGCATCTATGGCGGCGCCGCAGGTGGGGGGAAGACCGCCGGACTGATCCTGGAGCCGCTGCGCCATATCGGCCGGATTGCCAATTTCGCCGCCGTGTTCTTCCGCCGCACCATGCCCCAGATTACCAATCCCGGAGCGCTCTGGGATGAGAGCCTGAATTTCTACCCCCGGCTCGGCGGCACTCCGCATCTGAGGATGCGCGAGTGGCGCTGGCCGCACGGCGGCAAGATCAAGTTCTCTCACCTACAGTTCGAAACCACGGTTTACGACTGGCAGGGTGCGCAGATTACGTTGATCTGCTTCGACGAACTGACACATTTTTCGGCGCATCAGTTCTTTTACATGCTCAGCCGGAACCGCTCGACCTGCGGTGTGCGGCCTTATATCCGCGCCAACTGCAACCCAGACGCGGACTCTTGGGTCGCCGATTTCCTGGCGTGGTGGATCGATCCCGAGAGCGGACTGCCGATCCCCGAGCGGGCCGGGGTTCTTCGTTATTTCGTCCGCATTGCCGAGAAAATTGTGTGGGCCGATCGACCCGAAGAATTGATGCAAGACCTCTTACGGGGCCACGGTCTGCCGCCGGGCATCGACCCGCCGCTGCCGATGAGTGTCACTTTCATCCCGGCGACGGTATTCGACAACCCGGCGCTGCTGCGGGTCAACCCGGAATATGTCGGCTGGCTATTGTCGTTGCCGATACTTGAGCGCGAACGGCTACTGGGCGGTAATTGGAAGATCAGACCCGCAGCGGGGCTGTACTTCAGGCGTGAGTGGTGTGCCGTCGTTGACGCGATCCCGGCCGACCTCGACGTAGTCCGGTATTGGGATCTCGCCGCCACTGAAAAAACCGAGTTCAACGACCCCGACTGGACGGTCAGCATCAAGCTCGGCCGCGACAAGAACGGCGGCTACTGGCTGTTGGATATGGTGCGGGCGCGAGCCAACCCGGGCGATGTCGAACGATTGTTGCGCAATACCGCCGAGCAGGACGGCAAAAAGGTCCGCATCGGGTTTGGCAAAGATCCGGGGCAAGCCGGCAAGAGCCAGGCACTTCATCTGGTACGCGCCCTTAGCGGCTTCAGCGTCACGCCGGCCCCCGAAAGCGGCGACAAGCTGACGCGGTTCGGGCCATTCAGCTCGCAGTGCCGCGCCGGCAATGTGAAGGTCCTGCGCGCCCCTTGGAACGAAGACCTGTTCCGCGTCCTCGAAGGGTTTCCCGAACTCGCCCACGACGACGAAGTCGATGCCTGCGGCGGGGCCTTGGAAATACTCAATCCTGACATCAAGGGCTACGCCATCTACGAGCTCTACCGCCAGAAGGCCGAGGAGCTGCTCGCTAAGCAGCAGCGCGACAAACCGCAACCCACCCAATCCACATAGGCCATTGGCTCCATGGAATGATTCGCCGATCAGAACAAATCGAGCTGAACCCGCAGCTCTTGTGGCGAAGTGTGTGCACGAGTCCTCGGGCCGCCTCGCGTGCATGGCGAAAACTGAACTCACCGTAGCCGGCGGACCGAAAGACGCTATGGGGCGGGCGGCGAGGAAATGGCAACTTCGTCCCTGCATCTAACGATGGAGTGC